CTGTTAGCCAGGCCAGAGCAGATGCCATTTGCTGATGCGCCTCCCTGTCTAGAGTGCATGTTAAACGACGGCATACCAGAGGGTTGTCGTAACACAACCATGTTTCAGACGGGTGTGTACCTTAGAAAAAAGTTTCCAGAGGGTTGGCAAAAAGAGATGGAAGCTGTCAACCAAACCACGTTTAACCCACCATTACCAGCTATCGAAGTTGTTCAAATACAAGAACAACATGAAAAGAAATCATACGGCTACCTTTGCACACAAGAGCCCTTCAAATCGTATTGCAACAAGTCTCTTTGCAAAACTAAGAAGTACGGTATTGGCAGCAACGGTGAGAACGAGAAGCCACAGATTAGTGGACTGACGATCCTGTTGTCAGAGCCGCGACTGTATTTTCTGGATGTTGATGGACAACGCCTTGAGATATCCACGGAGCAGTTACAAATTCAACTACAGTTCCAACGTCAGTGCATGGAACAACTTAACTACATGCCACCGGCACAGAAAGCAAACGAGTGGCAAACACTTGTCAACGATCTTTTACAAAACGCTACACAGATAGAGGTGCCCGAAGAACTAACACTTGGAGGACAGTTTAAAGAACTGGTCAAACAGTTCTGCACGTCTAGGATTCGAGCAATGTCTCCCGAAGAGATGGAGATGGGCAGACCGTGGACGGACAAAAACAAAACCTATTTCAAACTCAAAGGTCTACAGGATTATCTGGTGAACCAAGGGTTTTCAAAACTAAACCGACCACAGATACAGCAACGGCTCAAAGACTTGGGTGGGGACTTCCACGGAGTGTATCGATACAAAGATGACTCTGAGAAGTGGAAAGGTATCAGAGTGTGGTGGGTGCCTGAGTTTGAATACGAAGAAATTAAACTGCCAGAAGGAGAGAACTATGAAGCCCCGTTCTGAAGATCGAATGTTGAAGGTCGCAGAACTAGCAGAGTTTCTTGGAGTAGCACCACCGACTATCTACAAATGGGTAGACGAGAACAATCTACCAAAGCCTTATCAAATTGGAGAGGCTGCGGTGCGATGGAGATTGAGTGAAATAGAAGCTTGGCTAGAAGAAAAGAAACGATGACGGAGCAATTAATCTTTGGTCCTCCAGGATGTGGAAAAACACACACACTCATGGAGATTATTCGTAATGAACTCAATGCGGGAACCCCACCGGATAGGATCGGCTTTGTTTCTTTTTCCAGAAAGGCGGTTAGTGAAGCAAGAGAACGTGCCGGTGCTGCTTTTAATCTGACTGAGAAAGACACGCCGTACTTTCGCACCTTGCATTCGTTAGGCTTTAAGTGGCTGGGCATGAAGACGACTCAAATGATTAACGCCTATGATCTTGCAAAAATCGGCACAGATATGGGTTTGTTTTTTGATAATAGAGATGTGTTTGATGAAGATGGTTTGATGATGCAGTCTGCCAGAGAGGGCAACAAATACATAACCATAATTCATCGTGCCGCTATGAGACGGGTCTCTTTGGATAAGGAGTTCAACTTAACTGGAGACCACAGACTACATTTTCCAATACTTGTAAAACTAGCTAAGTTGTACAACTCGTACAAAGAAGAAACCGGTAAGCATGATTTTACAGACATGATTAAGCTGATGGTGGAGCAAGGCACGGCTCCGGTGTTGGACTTACTGATTGTTGATGAAGCACAAGATCTTACCCCGTTGCAGTGGGAGCAGGTTAAATTACTGCGTAACAATGCCAAACGTATCTATTACGCAGGTGATGATGACCAAGCAATTTTTAAGTACACGGGGGTAGATATCCGCTGTATGTTAAACGTCTGCGATAATTTAAAAATATTAGATCAATCTTATCGAGTGCCCAGAGCGGTGCATCATTTAGCTAACAGAATCTCTTCAATGATAGGAACCCGTAAGGTTAAAAACTGGGAACCTACAAACCACGATGGATCTATTCGACACTACATCAATATCAATCAGATTGACATGGATGAAGGGTCTTGGACAGTGATGGCAAGAACAACAAAAAACCTAAGAGCATTAGGGGATAACCTAAAAGCAATGGGTATCTTGTACAAAATCAACGACAGTCTATCCTTCAATGAAAAACTTTTAAGATCGATTAACCTTTGGAAAGAGTTACAGGCAGGTGAGTTTATTTCTGTAGAAGAGGCTGAACTCCTGTACTCACACCTACCAAAACGCGGTGATGACGCAATGGTCAAGTATGGTATGGCTAAAACACTTAAAGAAGTAGACCCTGATAAACCTATGACATACAACGCTTTGGTTGAGGATCATGGGTTATTGGCAAGTAAAGAATTAATTGCAGAAAAATTATTGCGTATCTCAGAAGAGGATTTGAGATACCTTAATGCGATTCGTAGAAGAGGTAAGATATCCACAGACCCATCCATAAAACTGTCCACTATTCACAGAATGAAGGGTGGAGAAGACGACAACATTGTATTGTTGGACGATATGGGTTATCTGCCATACAAAAATTATGTAGAAGGCAACCCAGATGACGAGCATCGAGTTTTTTACACAGCCGTAACTAGAACAAGACAGAACCTACACATCGTGCAAACGGGTTCTAAACACAGGTACCCACTATGAAAGATACAAGCACGATTAATTATCTAGACAGAGAAGAACTTGACAACATGGAGGTTGATTGGTGTGCCCCAGAGATCTTTCCTGACCTGACATCCTGTAAAGATATTGCGATTGACCTAGAGACCTGTGATCCAAACATCAAAACGTTGGGACCTGGATGGGCTCGAGGCGATGGTTATGTTGTGGGAGTAGCTGTAGCTGCGGGGGATTTTGTGGGTTATTTTCCCATCCGTCACGAGAACAACGGCAATATTGACCCAAAGATTGTATTCAAATGGCTACAAAAACAACTAGATACGCCACATATCAATAAAATTTTTCACAATGCAACCTACGATTTGGGCTGGTTGAGGCACGAGGGTATCGAAGTTAAAGGCAGGATCATAGACACAATGGTCGCTGCGCCTTTGTTGAATGAGAACAGGTTCAGTTACAGTCTGGATAGCGTAGGCCGTGAGTATACCGGCGAGCGTAAGAACGAAAAGTTATTAAGAACTGCTGCTAAGAACTGGGGCATTGATCCCAAGTCTGAGATGTGGAAACTACCAGCTAAGTTTGTTGGTCAGTATGCGGAGCAAGATGCCGCCATGACCTTGAATCTTTGGAGGGTATTTGAAAAAGAGTTGGTGCGCGAAGAGCTAACCTCTATCTTTGAGTTAGAAACAGGTCTGATACCCTTGATGTTGGACATGCGACAAAAAGGTGTGTTGGTTGATCTAGATAAAGCAGAGCAAACCAAAAAACTTTTACGTGAGCAAGAAGAACAGATTAGAAAAGAGATCAAAAGGAACACAGGCGTTTTGGTTGAGCCTTGGGTGGCGACTAGCGTTGCATCAGTCCTTGAGCACTATGGCATTGAGTATAAAACAACAGGTAAAACGAACCAGCCCTCAATTACAAAAGCCTATCTGCAATCAATACCGCACGAGATCGCGGGGCAAATACTTAAATTAAGAGAACTGAACAAAGCGAACAGCACGTTCATTGATTCGATCCTGCGTTATCAACACAACGGTAGAATTCATTGTGAGTTTCATCAGTTGCGTAGCGATGACGGTGGGACGATAACGGGACGTTTCAGTTCGAGCAATCCAAACCTACAACAGATTCCTGCTCGTGACCCTGATCTAAAGAGAGCAATCCGTGGACTATTTATTCCAGAGCCGGGTGACCAGTGGGGCTCGTTCGATTACTCAAGCCAAGAGCCAAGACTATTAGTCCACTACTGCCACGTTCTATCGGGCAACTTACCTGAATACTCTGGAATACAAACTATCGTTGATGCATACCAAGAAGAAGACGTGGACTTTCATCAAATAGTTGCAGACATGGCAGGGATCGGGCGTAAGGAAGCCAAGACAGTAAACCTTGGAATTATGTACGGGATGGGTCGAGGCAAGTTAGCTAACACGCTCGACATCACTGAAGAGGAAGCCAAAGAATTGTTGAACACATACCATGACAAAGTGCCTTTCGTTAAACAGTTAGCAGACTCTGCTTCATCCAGAGCAACAAAGCATGGTCGGATACGCACCCTGTTGGGACGTAAGTGTCGCTTCGATCTGTGGGAACCAACAACATTTGCTTACAACAAACCGCTTCCGTTAGAAGAGGCTAAGAAAGAGTATGGCCCAGGCATACGCAGAGCGTTTACTTATAAGGCTCTCAACAAGCTCATACAAGGCTCTGCCGCCGATCAAACGAAGAAAGCAATGGCTGAGTGCTATAAAGAAGGATTAGTTCCTCTGCTGACCGTACACGACGAACTGTGCTTCAGTATCAGTTCTGAAGAGCAAGCATCAAGAATCAAAGAGATTATGGAGACATGTGTCGATCTTTCTGTACCAAGCAAGGTAGACCAAGAGTTAGGTAACAACTGGGGCGAGGTTGGATGAACCTTGAAGCTTGTCCCATCACAATTACTGAAGCTAATGACTTCGTTGCAGAACATCATCGGCACAGTAAGAAAACACAGGGCGGTCGCTTTGCAATCGGTGCTATCTACAACAATCAGCTTGTCGCTGTGGCAATTGTAGCCAGACCAGTAGCAAGAAGAGCGGACGATAGGTATACAGCAGAGATCAGGCGGTTGTGTGCCTGTCCTGACGCTCCCAAGAATGCTTGTTCCTTTCTGTATGCACGATGCTGGAGGATCTGGCAACAGATGGGTGGCACAAGAATGATCACGTTTACACTACAAAGTGAGAGCGGATCAAGTCTTCGTGGTGCCGGTTGGAAGATAACTGGAGAGAATAAAGCACAGACTTGGGACGTTCCAAGCAGGAGCCGTGAACCCCAAGACGTATACTATCAGGACAAGTTTCGTTGGGAGCCTTCGGTCTAGAAGTCTAACGAATCTTCTCCTGTTTCCATCATGTCCCTCAAACGCTCCGCTCGAGCACCCACCTGAGATGCCCAACGGCTGTCCATCATTTGGATTGATGCTTCTTTGTAGTCCCCTTCATCCAGAGCTTGAATCATCTTCTTAAACTGTTGGAAACGAGGCATCCCAAGGTTAAACACCATATCAATCACGACACGTTGACGCACTTCATCAAGATCAGGATACCAATCAAACGTTCTGACCAGTTCGTCGGTGGCGATGTTGACATCGTTGTTGAGGATATAATCGATCTCATCGTCGGATAGTCCTCGTTCCTCGATGTTACGACCCACTCCGATTGTTAAAAATCCAGCACTACATTTATAGGGCATGTGCTCTACACCCTCATGCATCCGAAGTTGTGTAAAAAGTCTTTGTCTATCCACGTCTTGTCTCCAAGTCTTGTGCTAACTGTTGTGTCCGCAAATTAGGAACTAAAGTGGGTGAAGTTCTTGGTATAGCTGCCACGGCTTGTGTTGGTGCGGCCACTGCTGCTTGAACCGGGGCTGCTGCTTGTGGCTGTGCAGGTTGAGGTGTAACAGGCTGTGCAGGTTGAGGTGTAACTTCAGGTGTTGGTGTAACAGGCTCACCAAACTGTCGTTGCTTCTGCTCCTTCTGGATCGCTCTTATTTCATCCTTTGGATAAAACTGGTACGTGTCGTTTCTACGCATTGTTTTACGTTTTGCAGCACTTAATTCTAGAGGCTCATAGTCTCCCCTTAAAAGTCTTCTGACTCCAGAAATGTTTTCTATATCCAGTGCCCTTCTTATTTCACGATCACTAAGACCCAAGGTCTTCATATCTTTTGCAACTTGGTGAAACTGATTAAACACTCTGAACCGTGCTTCATTAGCCTTGATGTAGGCATCTAAAACCTCTTCAGAGGAGTTTAAATTTTTTCGATTGATCACTGTGTTAAATATCTGTTGAGCGTCTGCTCTGCCTTTACTGAACTCATACCCCCTGAACGTTAAGGAAAGTTTTGGATCAATGGTGTTCTCTGTTACTCCGGTCAGAGCTCGTACAAGTTCTCCAGCAAACTGTCTTTCTCGTAACTGTTTGTCCTTTGGAGAAATTCCTACAATGTCGTTTATGCCAGTGGCAGTTGCGAAAGCACGAGCAAACCGTCCAGCCTCAAACTCACCACCAGAAACGTTAACAGGAACGGCACTTGGAATAATTGCATCCAACACATGCCTGAAAGACTTAGCCATTTTGTCACCGATAGAGTCTTCTCGATTGTAAACCTTAGCCCCTGTTTGCGTTCTACCGCCTCTACCAAATTGTTCACTTGGTAAGACATCTCGCATCTTGGCCGTGATAATTGACTCTTCCAAGAATGGACTAAGTAGCTCTGTTAATGCTTCAAACCCTGCTTCAGCGGTGGCTTGTGCTCCAGGTTTGCCAAGGGCCTTACCCTCTTCAAACTTGTTAACTGCACCGTTAACAAACCGTTCAAGCATGTCGTAAGGGTTAGTGTAACTGTAATTGATGTATTGAATTTTTCCGTCTTTATCTCTGCCTGTAGGGATCAAACGAGCGTTTCTCTCCCAAGGAGCTGCTGCGGATCGCTGGTACGCCTTAATCTCTTCTTCACTGACACCGGTAACCTGTTCTGCAAACTCTGACAAAGCGGCAGGAAAGATAGCAAAAGTTGCGGAGGCTCCTGTTAATCTTCTCAGTCCAATCTTCTGTATTTCTGGAACATCAGAAGCCAGTTCATCAATGCCTCGACCAATGATGTTTGCACTTGTACGGAGAATCTCATACGGAAAAGCAATGAAGTTACCGACGGGTAGCTTACGCAAGCCTTTGATAACCTCTGGAGCAAGATTGTAGTTTGGTACTGTATTACGAACGATGTCAGCAGCCTCTTTCTTTATGAAATCATCGACGCTAACGAACTCTTGTCCTTTTCTTTGCATCATGCGTCTGGCATAGGCTTCGCCACCATCATCCATTCTTGACAGAGCGTTGCGTAGTTTTGATTGCTCAAACTTGAAGTTATATATCTTCCAGATATTATCGCCACCTTGATAAAGATCCTCTGCTCTCTGTCCTACTCCTGCAATTTTTTTACCTGCACTCTGAAGGAACGCTCCACCCTTAGATTCGGCAATCTTCTTACCAAATTTTTCGCCAACACCAACACCGCCCTCTCTAGCACTAACTGAGACAGCCGCTCCTTCGTTAATTAGTCTGCGGATTTCTTGAAGTTCTGCTTGTGTGCCCATGACTCCAAGACTTTGTGCCTCTCTGAGTTCCTCTAGTTGTTTTTCAGGGGTCAGTTTTTTGATGTCGTCCATGATTAACCGTACTGACTCAAAAACATTTGCACCCTTTCCCGCATTCCCGTTCGCTAACGCGAACAAAGCAGCGGAGGTTACGTTTCTTATTTGAGTGATCGGAGACAGCACGGTTTTACCATACTGAGTGAAGCCCTTTGCTCGAAGGAAAGTGGAATAAGCCCCCATGGTTAAGCGGTCAAAGGTTTGAAGATTTCCATCAATTAGTTTTGTAATATCTTGATACACTCTTTGAGGCACTTTGTATCCTTCAAGTGCTCCGTATTGAGCGTTTTTTAATCCATCAACACCTTTTTTAAAAAATTCTAAATTCCCTAGTACCTGATAGCCACTGTTTTTGTCTAAAACGTTGTATCTTGCATCGTTGGGCGAAACAAAAAGCCTTCCAACACCTTCGTTACTATCAGCTAATCTAGCGACGGTGCCGAAGTATTTATCGACTGCGTTAAACTCTGCAAGATCTGCAACTGTGCCAATAAATTTTTCTCTTGGGTCTTTAATTTCTCCAAGCAGTATCCTCTCAAAGTCTTTTAAATTTTTCTTATCCTTAAACAGTCCCGTAAACAGTCTCTCCGCAGCCACTCGACCAGTTTCTTTGTCTTTAATATCTTGGCCTTTTTTGGTTCTTCCAGCTTTTTGTTTATTCGTTGCTATGATATTTTCAACAGCTAATCTTGCTTGATCTTCAGTCACGTCGCCTTTTATTACGCCTTTGCTTTTACCACTTTCTTTAACCAAACCCAATTTACTGAAAGTGTAGTCCACTGGGTTTTGTTCGTGAAGATTATTCAACTCCCTTTGAACTCTATTTTTTCTATACTGTGCGGGCTGACGCAATAAATTAACAGCTAGATCAATTTCGTCCTTTGATGGGGTGTAGTTAGGATCGGTATACGCTAGATACCTTGTCCGTAGATAGGCTCCCATGTTCTTTTGTAAGGTAGCTGTTAAGGTGGCAGCTAACTCCTCCTGCTTTCCTCCTAAAGATTTAAGAGTTTTGAACAAGTCACTTCCAATAATATCTTGTGTTAAGTCGTCAACCTGACCTCTCAGTTTAACCACAATCGGTTGTATTTCAGTTGGCAAGTTGTCTAGTACTTCAGCTTGAGCTTTTGCAAAACCTTTCTTTGTTCCAGGGTTTATGTAAGCCTCAACATTGTCCATTATTTGCTTTTCAGTAAACGGAGTGTTGTCCTTTGTTATTTTTTTAACCGTTGCTTCCAACTCATTCAGTGTCTTAGTGGCAACTTTTATCTCTGACTCTGCTGTCCCACCAATAATATTTCGTGCGTCGGCTACTTCTTGCGGTAACATACCTCTTGGTCTGAACATAGCGACAAAATCAGCTAATCCTCTTTCAAACGCATTTTGATTGTCTGGGCTTAAAATTCTAGTGTTCTCTATTCTTGTTAAATATTCCTGTGTCCCTTGGACAGGGGCAGATTCTTTTACAGCCTTTGCCACTGGAGATAGAACGGGAGCCGCAACGTCTCCTACAACATCAGCAGTTTTTAAAAGTCCAGTGGCTGCCGCACCTAAAGCCACTGGTGCCGTGGCTACGATTGCTCCGGTCTCCGTGCCAATCTTCAGCTTGTTTGTTATTTTACGAAACGCCTCTTCTCGTCCTTCGAGACCTGTGTCTTTTTGAGTTTGCGTCGGTCCACCCTCAAAGAAGTCTCCGATTGTGGTTATGCCATCAGTAGACACCATGATATCGGCACCCACCGCCGCGCCCAACTGTTCTGCGCCAAGTGCAAACTTTTGTTCTTTGGTAAGCTTCGCACCAGAGCGTTGTAGTTTGCCTAGTTTTGAGGCTTTAGATACAGCACTTGCGGCTCCAAGACCCGGAACCACGAACTGAGTAACAATCTCTGCGGCTTTACCGGCAAAACCTTCAGGATCGATTCCTAATTGAGCCCTTAATTCGTTTGCTTTTCGTGTGGGGTTTGAACCAAAATTTGTATCAAACATTAAATCAATGCCCGATCCAACCAGTTCACCAATACCTTGCGGTATTGCAATTAAACCTGATGCAATGCCCTCACCAATTTCTTGTAGAACTCCCTCTGTTTGTGTTTCAGGTTGATCTTGTGTTGGTTTAAAATCGTCTTCGGTATAGCGGCCACTGGCAAGAGCTCTTTTTTTAAGTTCTTCTTGAGTAATGTTGGAAGGAACATCAGTGATGGTTTTGCCGCTAGGAAGTGTTATGCTTTTTAGAGAGTCATCTCTCTTTGGTGACGGCACCTTGAAATCGTCTTCGGTATAGCGGCCACTGGCAAGAGCCCGTTTTTTAAGTTCTGCTTGGGTAATATCTAGAGGGACATCAGTAATCACTTTACCGCTAGGAAGTGTTATGTCTTTCATAGATCAGTTACCCAGGCGGTAGTTCATTAAAACTTGCTGTTTGATTGTTAGTAGACCCTGTACCAGTTGTTGTCGTAGTGGTAGTGGTAGGGGTAGGTGGAAGTCCAAATCTTTCTTGTACCTCTGGTGTGTTATTCAACTCCTTCATGATATCTCCGACAGCCCTGTCGGGATCCTCTTTTAGAATTTGTGGAATCACCTTCAATAGAAAAGAGTTGTATCCATAAGGATCTTTTGAATCTTGATCTTTTATTAGGTTTTGATATTCTGCTGCTTTATCTGCAATAAGATCAGCCGATTTTGTATCGGACAAGCCTTTTGAGTTATAAACGTCAATAGCAGCAAGTTTGTAAACGCCTGTTAGATTTGAAAGCATCGCTCTAGTTGTTTCTAGTTCTTTTCTAGCCTCTCTGTCATCGGTTGCTCTTTTTTCAAGACTACTAATTTGAGTGTTGAATTTGTTAATGTCTTGCAACATTTTCGCGTTGAACATCTCAACCTGCTTATCGTTAAAATCGTAAGCCTGTTCAATACTTAATTCTTTAAAATAGCCTTCAAAATTTAATCTAGTTACTAGTTCTTTTCTTCGGTCTTCTGACTGCAAAGAATATTTATGAAGGTCAAACTTTCTATCTAGTTGTTTTTCTGCACTTATCGCTTGTCTAGCTTTTTCTGCTTCTGTCTCATCAAGGACAGTAGAAAGAGCTAATGAGGTTATCTTATCGTCTCTATTTTGTTGAGCTTGCCTAATACCTTTTAGTTGCTCGGTAAGCAATACACCAGACTCTCCAATGTCTCCTGTTCTTGCAAAATTAAAAAAAGCTTGAGATAGAGCTATAGAAGCATCTTTCTTGTATTTATCTGGGTCAGCCCCTAGGAATTTAGCTACAAGTTCTTTTCTTGTATTTATCTTGTCCTCTAAAGGAATAGACTCATTCTGCACTACCTCTTCGATACCTGTGGCTTCGGCTATAACCTCTTCAGCACTTTCAGGATCGTTGTTTTTTAATGCCTTACTCACTATGTTGCCGTATTTCTTATTTTTTAGGGAGTTAGAATCAGTTCCACGTTGAATCGTATCGACTTGTGCCGCTACAGGTGAAACCTGCTCTCTTACATTTTCCGGTTTTTTAGGCTCAGTCTTGGCACCAGTATCTGTGGTTACCTCTCCACCCTCTTCATCTGTACCTTTGGTGACATCTGCTATTTGTCTTGAATCTTCATCACCGTCATCTCTGCCCAAATAACCAAGAGGTGTTTCACCAGTGATGATATCTTCGTCATCTTTACCTAAGTCACTAAGCGTCACATTAGCTGATGGTGAATCGTCCATTGTAAGCAGTTCTGTATCTGTTCCCACAAACCCAGCATCATCTGTCTCTGCGCCTATGCGTTGACCAAAGGTTGGTGGAACATCTTCAGTAAGTGTTTGTATGCCCCCTACAGGTTTAGCGGGCCGTCTTCTATCTTTAGGACTAACTACATCAACGATGCCTTGTCCAAGTTTTTTAGCAATATTAACTAACGGATCTTGAACAGCATAGGTTGGGGTAGGACTTTGTCCAAACCCTGATGCTATTAAGTTTCTTTGCCCCTGTCTTAATTGTTGCGCTTGTTGCGCTTGTGTTCTTGTTGCTTGTCTTTGTTGACCAAACCCACCTTGATTTAACAACCGCCCTAAAGGAGATTGTGCAAAAGGGACTCGTACTCCACCACCTGTTTGAAATTTTTGCACGGACTGCATCAAGGGCACACTGGATGCCATAATGCCACCCATCTGATTTAGTTTTGCTCTAGCAGGGCGAGGCTTAAACAATCGTCTGTTATATACGTTGCTCATTATTAACTGCCTCCAAATCCAAGCAAATCAGGAATACTAAACCCTGCTTGTCCTAATGCAGCAAGACCGCCACCAACTCCAATAACTTTATCTAAAGTAGATGGAGACGGTGCAGTTTGTGCTGTCAGTGTAGTTTGTGTGGACGGCACACCACGGAAGATATCAGACATAAAGCTTATTCTCTGGAAAGGTTCAGCTTGTCTTTCAAGATCCGTGGCACGTTGTG